GCACCGTGCCTGTATAGCCTGCCGAGGCATACGCTCTGGCTTGGCGTTCTTTTTCTTGGTAGGTGAGCGTCTGCCCCAAAGGAGGCAGATACTTGCTGCGGGCGGATTCGGCCTCCAAGTTGATTTGCTGCTCTGCATCTTTCTTGATTTGCGCCAACGAAGGCGGTGGCAACTGAAAATCAAGCGGGACTTCTTTCTTCGTTGCGTAACAAGCAGTATCGAGCACATCCTCATCGAAAATGCCAATGCAGTTCCCACTTGCATCGAAATAGGCAAAACGCACTTTCGGAGAAGACTGATTGGCCGATTGATTGGATTGTTGCTGAGGCTGTTTAGCTGCCATCATCTACCTCACTTGATTGCAATGACTTGCCATTGGCAGTTATCGTGAGCAATCCATGTACTTAACGTTGCATTCCAATACCTACAGAGAGGAGTGTTTACATACACATCTAAATAAACATTCGTTGTGTTAAGACGAATGCTTAATGGGTTCATGTACTCAAGATTTGACGCATAGGCTCCCGGATTAGTTCCAGAATGGAGAATGTAAACGTTATTCGTCAAATCATGAACGATGAGCTGAACCAGTCTTGGAACAGCGCCAAGATTGTGCGCCATTGTTATTGTATGATTAGTTGTTCTTGTAGGAGTAAACCACCCGCTAGACCAGACGAGGCCGTCGTGCCATACTTTTTTGAATATTCCATTGTAGGTGATCATCAAATCAAGTGGGCTTGATACTAAAACATCATTCGAATCCGTTGTCACAATATTAAGCGTGTTTGTTTGATAGTTGTAGTAAATCTGCGTTTCAACGCCTGTTCCGCCATTGTCGCTTATTATTACGCCATTAGTGACTACCCGTTTAAAGGCATTCAAAGCCGCTACGCCGTTCGGCGCACCTTTTTCTGTGGACGGAATCGTGTTCTGAAGCTGCGTAGCCGGCACTTGGCCGTTGGCATCCAGCGTCGCGACCCCGCCTGGCTGGCCCTTTTCGGTGACTGGAATCGCACCCACTTGGGCAGCCGTGTGCGTGTGGGTTGCCGGGGCGGCGCCAACATCCGCGGCTGTGAGCTGCACGGCGCCGGTCTTGTTGTTGACCGATTGCACCGGCACATTGCCGAGGTGCGCCGCGGGCACCTGCCCCGCTGCATCAAGCGGCGCAACGCCGTTCGGCTGGCCGACCTCGCTCCACTGCACGCCGGCGCCGGACGGCGGCAGCAACGCGCGGATCGAGCTGACGAACGCCTGCGTTGCCCCGCCTTGTGCGTTCTGGATTAGTGCCAAGTTTTGGATGATGGCATCCAGCGTCTGCTGGATCGCGTCGCATTCGGCGTTGAGCGCGGAATGGTTCGTCTGATCACCGCGATCGATCGTGAAGTCGTATCTCCGTTGATACCGAGGCGGCTGCGGCATCGATCATCCCTCCCCTTCAAGGGCTTGCATCGCCGCATCGAGCAGCGATTGCGGCTCCTTTCTGGTCGTGGCAGGGCGCGCCGTGGCGCTCGTGATCGGCGTTTGCGCCGTGCTCGCCTTGATGCGCTCCATGGCCTTGTTGATCGCCTCATAAGCCACGCGCACCGCCTGCGGCCAGGCATCCGGCGGCAGCGTGCGGGCGATTTCCTCGATGCGCGCCATCAACGCATCGCGCTTGATCTCCCAATCGGGATCGTTCGCCGCCCATTCGGCTTCCATCTGCTCCACCTGCTGAATGGCGCGCTGCACGGCCTCGTGCATTGCGGCATCGGCCTCGTGCGCCTGGCGCTGTTCTGCCGCCATGCGCTGCATCTCTCTGGCGCGCGCAATCTCGATCGCGTCTTGCTCTGATAGCTCGCCCGTTTCCACCTTCTCGCGCAAATCGTCGTGCTCGGCCAGCGGATCGACGGCGATCTGCTCGCCCAGCGCCACGGACACATGCCGCAGCCACCGGCGCGCGATCTCGGCCGCTTGCTGTAGCGATGCGCGATCGCCGGCCTTGGCCAGGCGGATGAACTCGAACGCCTCGGCCAGCTCTTCGGGCGTGGCGCCGGTTTCGCGCAGCATGGACACCACCCGCTCGCTACGCTCCAGGCGATCGCGCAGCTCTCGCACCTCACTGGCCAGCTTCTGGAATCGCTCGCGGGCACGATCACTGATGCCTTCCGGCGGCGTCAGCTCGTCCTCTTCCTGTTCCTCTGCCGGTGTCGCTTCCTCTTCCGGCGCTTGCTCCGGCGTCTCTTCTGCGGCGGCTTCGTCCTCGTCAAGCGCTTCCAGCGCCGCATCGAGCGCCGTGTTCTCTTCCTCAGCCGGCGACGGCGATTCTTGGCGGTTCTTCTCCAGCTCTTGTTCCATCGATGTCTCCTTGCGTTGGGATGTTGGGGCCAAAGCGCGGCAAGAATCGTTCGATGTCGATGCGCTCGTCGAACCGGCGCAGCGTCTCCTTGATCAGCTCGAAGAATGGCTTGGCATCGGCGCCAGCCTGATGCGCCTGCTGCGCCATCTGGTAGAGCTGCATCATCTGCGGCATGAGCTGAATCCAGCGTTCGCGTTCGGCGGCTTCGTCCGGCTTGCCCGTCGTGCCCGGGCGGATTTCCACGGAAAGCAGCCGCAGCGCTTCTTCCACATGCACCTTCGGCAGAATGACCGGCTCGCCGGCGATGCGCGACGCCTCGTCATCGCTCATGTTGCGCAGGATCAGGCTCGCTGCGTAGCGGGCGATCTCTCCCAGCCATTCCTCGATCGTATCCCGGATGTCGCCCACGCGGCCGCTCATCCCCTGCTGCAGGATGCTCGCTTCGGTGGCCGTTTTGGCCTTGATCACGGCGCCGCGCATCGCGTCCTGCACGCCCGAGATCATGTCCATCTCAGCGCGGATGTCGTCGGTGGCATACATGCGCGGATCGAAGGCCGGGAACGAAATCGTGTGGAAGATGTCCTGCGGGCGGCGGCCGGCGAGGTCCACGGCCACGGTCGCGTAGGGATCGGCATTGTTCACGCGCTGCGCATCGGAAGGATTGATCAGCGAGCCGTCCACCACCACCTTGGGCGCTGCCAAGGCGCGATGCTTTTCTCCGTTCAGGCGCCGCTTGTCGTAGGCCTCTTGCAGCTTTTCCAGCAGGTCCACCATCGGCACGGGATTGCCGAGGTCGTCTTCGATCAGGATCAGCGGGAAGAACGGATGCCAATGCATGCCCACCGGCGGCGAGTAGGGCGCACGCAACCAATCGTCGTCGCCTTCGGCCCAGGTGAACACGCGCCCGAGCGTGCGATCCCATAGCTCCCAGATGGCCACCCACGCATCGCGCTCGGTGCGCTCGCGCTGGGTTTCACCCCATGCCTCGTCATCGCCTTCGGGCTGCGTCCAGACGGATGCCTGCTTGAGGCTCTTCTTGAAGCGAGCCTCTGCTAGATCCTTGCGCATCCAGATGCGCTGCGCGATCCAATCGGCTTGCTCCACATCGGCGAGCGGGCAGCCGGGATCGACGAGGATGTTCTCCGGCGGCACTACATCGAGCACGATCCCTTCGGCGAAGATCAGCTCGCTGGCGCTTTCCACGCCCTTGATCAGCTCTTGCAACTCTTCCTTGTCGTCGTCCTCGGCATCCCCTTTGCGGAGTTCTTCGCGCTCGTGCTCGATACGCAGGATGTTGTCCTGCGCGTCGGGGATCGTGGCGCGGATGATTGGCGAGTCCTCGAGCGCGCGCTGCCAGCACACCTTGAGCCAGCCCACGCCGGAGACGAGCGCATTCTTGACGCATCGGCGCGCTTTCTTCTTCAAGCGCGCTGCCTTCATCTCGCGATCGAGCGCAAGCTCCAAGAAGCGCGCCAGCTTTTCGCGTGCGGCGTATTCGCCGCTGATCGTCTCCGCCGGCTGCACGGAGAACTCCGGATTGCGGGCATAGACGAACGGCAGCAGCGTGTTGATGTTGGCGAGGATCAGATTCGCCGGAGACTGTTTCCCGTCCTTCGTGCCGAACACGGCCTCGCGCCGCTTGCGTATCCGGCGGCGTTCATCCTGTGCATCCCTCCACGCGCCTTCGATGCGCGAAGTCAACCGACGAAACAGCGCGCGCTCAGCCATCAGCCCCAAGATGGCCGATGCCGCGCATGGTGGAAGATGTCAGTTGTCAGCGTAGTGCTTG